ATTCTTTACACTCACTGACACGATCATGACTGAATCTCGCACTGTTACCTTCACCAATGTGATCGACAATCAAGAACAAACTGTGACGTTCCCTGACTATAACCGTGCTGCACAATTTGTCCTAAGTTTGCACATCGCTGGTGTAAAGGCAGTGGTTAATCTTCTCCCTGAAGATGTGGCATGAGAAAGAATCAATTTATCCCTCTAGTCTTTCTGGTCTTGTTTATACTCTCCCCAGCATTAAGGTATAACACAGGAGAGTTGTTTCATCTCATTGGTAACACCATTCAATCGACTGCAGACTAATGCTTACCCGTTACGAAGTTCGCTACCAAACTCCCTACAATCAGTGTGAGTGGAGATCACAATTCTTTCGCACTCTCGATGAAGCGGAGCGCATGGTAGCTTTCTACCTTTCCTGTGGTTCTAAATCCTACCTCGTTTGATTACATTATGAGCAGCAGAACATTCAAGAAAGAACTCACAATCATGATGGAATCGAATGGTTTTGAGTTACAGCGAAGTGCCTCACATCTGGTCTGGAAACATGTCTCAGGTGTGCAGATCTTCACCAGTGCCACACCCTCATGTCGTCATGCATTGAATCAAATTAAACGACAAATAAGGCAAAAAGGTGTTAAAATCAATTAAAAAAGGCTTTTTTTAATTAAGCTGAGTATTTTTAATGTTCTCAATAAGTTATAGTTATTGAGAATCAATTAGGGGTATTGTTGAGAATGAAAGACCCTTAGAAAGCCCAGTTCTTATAGCGATCTTAGCCCGCACTCTACCACAACCGCAGAGAAATGTCAAGTCCCCCAGTATTACCATAACCGCACAGATCTCCCAATTCTCATAAGACCCGCTGATAAATACTCCCACAGCACTTGACACAAACGCTCCGAGATCTTATACTAGCTCCAGTAACACCAACTCTCCAAGCCATGTCAGTTTCTTATTTTCAAGCCCAGAAAAAGAATGTGCGTGTGACACTGGATCTTTCCGTGTACAGTGACTTTGACGCACGACAGATTGATTGGCGTAAGTTATTCGATCTCGATGGTGATGAGACCGTGGAGGCTTATGTGGAAGATCTGGAAGTAGACTGGTAATGTATAAGGAATGAGATGCGCCTTTATAGACACTCACCAAACACACAGTTTCTTACACTTTATCATGACTCGTTCGATTGCACTTGCGCTGCTGTCCAAAGGTAACAACGGCAACGAGATTCTGAGCATTCTCGACTCCATCGCTGCCGACAATGTGGAGATTGACATTATAGAGTTCTGATGGTATAATAGGGGTGGCTCGGTGACACTGAGCGCCCCTTATTCGTGGATGCAGTTATTCGTGATGACAGTATGTGGCGCGTTGCGGTTATAACGTCGGGCGGCGAAGCGGGTTATAAAAAGCTATAAGTCCCTAACCTACAGAGGTGACAATTCGACCTTTAAATATCAGAATCATAAAAAATTCCCGGAAGTATGACAAGACGACAAAGTACTTACAGACCTCAGAACACTTGTCATTCTTGTGGGTATACATGGTATCCAAGAGGCAAAGATGTTTCTCTGAGATGCCCCTGTTGTGGAAGTTATGATACTGGGATTGATCTCTCAGGATGCATGACAGTTTTGTTTTTGATTGGTCTGTGTGTGGTACTCGCACATTGGCCTTGGTTCTTATTCTTTGCGGTCTGTTATGGGTTTTATAAATTAATTAAGGTTTTCAAATAAAAATTCCGGAGGAAAAAATGGGTGTTAAATGGATTCACAAAGATGGTTACTCAAGACCTGATAAGCGCACACTCCCTAAGAAGGGTGGTAAGAAAAAATAAATAACCGTGTTGAATTAAAAATTTTTCGATGCAAAAAATTTACCACATCTATGCAAAGAATAAGTGTTTGATGCATTCGGTAAAAGAAGAGGAATTTAAGATTGCATGGGAAACACTCAATCGCCTTGTAGGACTCATGAAAACTGAGTACTCTACAGGCGATCTTTCTTATGAAGAATTAACTGTAGATAAGAAAGTTGCTATCAATTCTTCATATTGACAAATACTAAATAGACTGATAAAATTGATCTGAAGGTTATTTTCAAGTATGGCAAAAGGATTTACTGTGAAAGCAGCGGCCCCAAAGGTAGCAGAACCTGATTGGGATTATGATAAGATTAAAGAACGGATGAGAGGTAAGAGTATTGTCTTCTGTCTTCCTGGTAGAGGATGTTCTTATACCTTTTTGAAATCATTTGTACAGATGTGTTTTGATCTTGTGCAAAATGGCATGAGTATTCAGATTTCTCAAGATTACTCATCGATGGTGAACTTTGCACGTTGCAAGTGTCTGGGTGCAAATGTTCTCCGTGGTCCTAAGCAAGTACCTTGGGATGGTAAACTGAATTATGATTACCAACTGTGGATTGATAATGACATTGTGTTTAACACAGAAAAGTTCTGGCAACTCTGTGATCTGGCTCTGAGTGAAGACGGTACTGAGCGTGAAATTGTCGCAGGTTGGTACGCAACAGAAGATGGGCACACGACCTCAGTGGCTCACTGGTTAGAAGAAGATGATTTCCGCCGTAATGGTGGTGTGATGAATCACGAAAATGTGGAGGGTATCTCGAAACGTCGTAAGCCCTTCACAGTTGATTATACGGGTTTTGGTTGGGTCTTGATTAAGAAGGGTGTCTTTGAGAATCTTGAGTATCCTTGGTTCGCTCCGAAGATGCAGGTCTTTGAGTCTGGTGCGGTTCAGGACATGTGTGGCGAAGACGTATCATTCTGTCTCGATGCCAAAGAGAAAGGATTTGATATCTGGTGCGACCCTCGCATTCGTGTGGGACATGAGAAAACTCGCGTGATCTGAGGGACTTATGGAGACTTTTAATATCTTATACCAAGGTCGTAAGATATACATGAATCTCTCTTATGAAGAGTGTACAGAAGTCCTCGAAGAACTCTCTCAAAGATATTATGAAGACGGTGAGTTTGATGTTAATGAACTAGAATTGGAGGAAATTTATGGCTAAACCAAAAGGCAGTATGAATAAGGTGACCTTTCAACCAGGTCCGCCGAAAAAATCTCGCCAAGGACGATCAGCACGAACTCTATTAAGTGCTACAAGTCGCAATGGTGCGAAGAAAAAGTATAGAGGGCAAGGTAAGTGATTCAATTGAATCCTCAAATCCCAGTTCTGACTCCGAAAGGATCAGGCTGGGCATTTTTTTTAATTGATCGTTCACAGGAACATGACCTTGAGTGGGTTGTGTTCCTAGATAATGGTGGGTATTGTTGGACTTTTCGTAATGATGACATCCGATTACAGAAAAATCTAACGTATCATCGAGATAAAATAGCAGAATTCGGGATAGCAACCCCGTAAAAAGTTCTGATTTTTATAAATCAGGAGCTAAAATCGATGGCAATTCATCAAACTGATAAAGGAAATGACTTTATTGGGTCAGGAATGACCCTTATTACTGAAATTTCATCGGAAAAACACCTTAAAAAAGCAAAAAAACTTAAAAATTACGAGGTTCCAGACAATCGTTACTCAAGACCATGTGGAGGTGCTGGTGGTTTTGATGATTTTGTCGAAAGATGGCATGAATAATGTCAAAATTCTGTCATAAATAAGACAGACTTCATATTTTTTCATGCCTTCCGAGCGTGTAAGCAAGAGTTTTAAGGATCTCAGCATGTCATTTCAGATTAGCCCTCTGAATTATGACATTATTGCGATCAAAAATGAGACTGCGATCGCTCGTTCAGTCAGAAATCTTGTTTTAACTCTTCCTGGAGAACGATTTTTTAATCAAAATCTTGGTTCAAACGTCACAAATTCACTTTTTGAAAATATTAATTCAATTTCAGCGTCAGTAATTAAAAGTGAAATCGAAAATACCATTCAAAATTACGAACCAAGAGTCAATTTAATGAATGTAAACGTGTCTCCAGACTATGATAACAATAATTTTAACGTGACAATTGAATATGAAATTGTGGGAATTGATGTTTTACCACAACAATTGTCATTTGCATTACAGCAGACACGATAAATGGCACTAGTTAACTTTAGTAACCTAGATTTTGATCAAATTAAGAGTTCGCTCAAGGAGTATTTACGAGCGAACTCTAATTTTACTGATTATGACTTTGAAGGATCAAATCTTTCAGCAATTATTGATGTATTAGCGTACAATACTTACATTACTTCGTACAATGCTAACATGATTAGCAACGAAGTATTCATCGATAGTGCAACTTTAAGAGAAAATGTCGTATCTCTTGCAAGAGCGATTGGTTATGTGCCAAAATCTAGACGAGCCGCTGAAGCAAAAGTATCATTTTCTGTAGATACAACAAATCTTTCAACAAATCCAATTTCTTTAACTCTACAAAAAGGAATTGTTTGTACAAGTGCTGTAGCATTTGGAAATGAAAGTTATGCCTTTACAATTCAAGATCCAATTACCGTTCCAGTTGTAAATGGAATTGCATCATTTAATAATGTTCAAGTTTTTGAAGGCACTTATGTAACTCAAAATTTTACAGTTGATGCAAATAATCCAAATCAGCGATTTGTACTCACAAATTCTAATATTGACACAAATTTAATTCGAGTTATTGTTCGAAATACTCAAAATAGCACTGTTACTCGCAAATTTACTCTTTCAAATAATTTAATTGATATTAATTCTGAATCAAGAGTCTTTTTTATTCAAGAAATTGAAGATCAACGCTATGAACTTATTTTTGGTGACGACGTTTTTGGCAAAAAACTTGATAATTTAAATTATATTGAAGTTTCTTACGTCATAACAAACGGAATATCTGGGAACGGTATTAATAGTTTTAATTATAGTGGCAGATTGTTGGATAATAATGGAAATGTCGTCACAAATGATATTTCTTCAGTTACAACAGAATCAAATTCTCAATATGGTGCTGAAATTGAATCAGTTAATTCAATTAAAAATTATGCTCCAAGAATTTACGCCTCACAAAACCGTGCAGTGACTTCAGCTGACTATGAAGCGATTATTCCTACCATTTATCCTGAGGCAGAATCTATTTCTGTCTTTGGTGGAGAAACATTAAATCCACCAAAATATGGAAAGGTCTTTATTTCAATCAAACCATACAATGGAGCTTTTGTTCCAAATCCAATTAAAGATAATATCAAAGCAGGACTAAGAAAATACACTGTTGCGGGTATTGTTCCTGAAATATTGGATTTAAAATATCTCTACGTTGAATATGATTCAACAGTTTATTATAATTCCAACACTTCTCCAGGTGCAAGTACAGTTAAATCAATAATTGCATCAAATATTGAAAAATATGCCGATTCAACAGAATTGAATAAGTATGGTGCAAGATTTAAGTATAGTAAATTCCAGAAAATTATTGATGATAGTCACGTATCAATTACATCAAACATTACAAAAATTATAATGCGTCGTGATGCTAAAATTGTTGCAAATAGATTTGTTGATTATGAAATTTGTTTTGGCAATCAATTTCATATTAAAAATATAAATGGATATAATATTAAATCATCAGGTTTTACAATTGATGGAGTCTCTGAAACGTTGTATATGTCGGATAAACCAAATGTTGACGGAAAGACCGGTCAAATCTTTTTCTTCTCACTCAAATCACCAACTGAACCAATTGTAAAAAGAAATAATGTTGGTGTAATTGATTATGAGCGTGGTGAAATCAAATTATCAAGAATTAAGTTCACCTCTACATCAAAAAATGATGGTGGGGTTTCAATCGTTGAAATTTCAGTCAGTCCTCAATCAAATGATGTTATTGGAAAAGAGGATCTTTATTTGCAACTAGATATTAATAACAGTGTGTTGAACATGCAGTCAGATGATATCTCATCTGGTGCCAATATATCAGGTTCAACCTACATCGTGACTTCAAGTTACACAAACGGAGCCCTTGTAAGATTATAAGATATGTCAGAAGTAAGAGTTAAGATTAGTCAAGTTGTCGAAAGCCAACTTCCCAGATTTGTAAAAGAAGAATTTCCTCTTGTTGTAGAATTCTTAAAACAATATTATCGCTCATTTGAATTTCAGAGTGGATCATCGGATCTTTTGCAAAAAATAGATCAATATATAAAAATTGATCAACTTGCTAATCTTACAGAATCTACAAGCCTTACTTCTGATGTTTCTTTTGTTGATGATGAGATTTCAGTCTCTTCAACTTATGGATTTCCAGACTCTTATGGTTTAATTTTAATTGACGATGAGATCATTACATATACGTCTAAAACCTCAACAAAGTTTCAAGGTTGCATAAGAGGATTTAGTGGTGTAACTTCATATGATGATCCAACAACAACAGATCAACTCATATTTTCAACCTCTGAAGTTGCTGAACATACATCTGGATCCGAAGTAACAAACTTAAGCATTCTTTTTCTTAAAGAATTTTTTAACAAACTTAAAAAACAAGTTAGTCCGGGTTTTGAGAGCAGATCATTATATTCAAGTTTAAATGATGGTTTGTTTGTTAAGCAATCAAAAGATTTTTATTCCTCAAAAGGAACTGATGCTTCCTTTAAAATTTTATTTGGTGCTTTATACGGTAAAGATGTTGAAGTTATACGTCCAAGAGATTATTTAATCCAACCATCCGACGCTCAATACAGAATTACTAAAGATCTTGTAGTCGAAGCAATTGATGGGGATCCTATGGATCTCATAAACAAAACTCTTTATCAAGATTATGACGGATTCTTTAAAAAAGCAGAAGGAACAATATCCAAAGTTGAAAGAATAGTTCGTGGAGAAAAAGAATATTACATAATTAGTCTTGATTATGATTATGATAAAGATATTAATGTATCTGGAACGGTACTGGGAGAATTTAGCATTCATCCAACAACACAATTAGTTGATAATGCAGATTCTTCATCAACAACAATAGAAGTTGATTCTACAGTTGGTTTTCCACCTTCTGGTACATTAATTGCCAAATTGTCAAATGGAACATCATTAACAATTACTTATACTGAAAAATCACTAAACCAATTTTATGGTTGTTCTGGAATTACACAAAAATTGACTGATGGTCAGTTAATTAGACTTGATGCTTTTGCATATGGATACGCTACAAACACCACTTCTGATAAAGTAAAGGTTAGAGTTACTGGAGTTTTATCTGATATTGATATTTTAGATAAAACATTTTTATATCAAAGAGATGATTTGATTAAAATCAAATGTCTTGGAGCAAATTTAACTGATTATAAATCAAACAACTGGTTTTATAATGTTTCAACCAGATATGATGTCAAAACAATTCAACTTTTAGATTCTTCAGATTTTACTTATAGAGTAAATCTTTATGATAGCCACAATTTTTCAATTGGAGATTCAATTACATTAATTAGATCTGATGATAAAGAATTTACATCAATAATTGTATCTGAAGAAATTACTTCAACTTCTCAATCTAGTGTAATTTCTTTACAAAACAGAACTTCTTTTGTTATAAAAGGTCAAGGAGAATTAGACACAACAAAATTTTATACAATTAGAAAAAATATTTTAAAGGTAAATTCTTCAAATTATTCCAATCTTGCAAAGTATACAGCAAACGTTCAGAATACGTATACAGATTTAGATGAAACATTATACGTCGCATCTTCTTCTTTACCAAATTATTTAAATCAAGCAATTAATATTATTGATAGATCAGTTACTTTTTCTGGTACGTTTTCTGGAACAGACTTAAATATTGGCATTCATAATTTTTATACTGGCGATATAATCGTATATAATCCAGAAAGTTCTTCTAACAAACTAGATTTACTTAAGGGAATTTATTTTGTTAAAAAAGTAGATGAAACTACAATAAAATTAGCAAGAAGTAGAGAAAATATTTTTACAAATAACTTTATTAGCGTATCTGGAACTGTTACAAATAACAAGTTTTATTTTTATAAGTTTTCTGATGACAATTTAAACTTCAATTCTGTTGAGAATCAGAAACTCATTAGAAAACTTTCACCAGCAAAAAATGATGTTGATACTCATGAAACGATTCCAGGATCAACAGGAATTTTTATTAATGGCGTAGAATTATTAAATTATAAATCTGAAGATCTAGTTTACTATGGGCAAATTGAATCTATTAATGTTTTAAGTCAAGGTAATGGATATGATGTAATAAATCCCCCAGTTTTAACAATATCTGATGATATTGGAAGTGGATCTTCTGGATATTGTTCTGTAGTTGGAAGTCTTGATAGAATTGAAGTTATTGATCCAGGATTCGATTATCTTGAAGATCCAATTATCACTGTTTCTGGAGGAAATGGTTCTGGAGCGTTGGTTAAAGCTAACTTAGTGGAGTTTGACCATTTTGTTCAATTTAATTCAACTTCTCCTGCAGGGCATGTAAACATTGCAAATAACACTGTAGGATTTTCTTCATATCATAAATTTAGAAGTGCTGAAAAGGTAATTTATAATTCTCAAGGTGGAACTGATGTTGGTGGTTTATCAAATGGTGCATTTTATTATGTTTCTATTCAAGATGCTTTTACAGTAAAGTTGCATAATACTCTTGATGATGCTGTTGTAGGTATTAACACAATTGATTTGACATCATATGGAACAGGAATTCATAAACTTTCTTCAATTATTAAAAAGAAAAAACTTGGTTCAATAACTGTTTTATCTTCTGGAACTGGATATCAAAATAAAAAAGTAACAACGTTACCTATTGGAATCAATACAGCTTCTAGTGTTGTTACAATTTCAAATCACGGATTTGAAAATGGTGAGTTGATTTCATATCAAACTACAGGATCTACCATTGGAGGATTGTCTACATCATCAAATTATTACGTCACAAAAGTTTCTGATAGTCAATTTAGATTATCAGCAGTGGGAATTAGTACAGAACTTCAAAGTTTTTACTTTGATACTAAACAGTATATTGATTTTACTTCTACTGGAAGTGGAACTCATATATTCAACTATCCAGATATTTCAATCGAAGTAAAAGATAGAATTGGAGTATCAACTTTATCTGGCCAAAACTTTAGTGCTGTTTTACAACCAATCTTTAGAGGATCGATTAATTCTGTTTTTGTAGAAAACGGTGGAACTAATTATGGTTCTGAAGAAATTTTAAACTATGAAAGACAACCATCTTTCACTTTGACAAATGGAAGTGGAGCGGAAGTTTTACCAATCGTATCAAATGGAAAAATTGTAGAAGTTTTAGTTGTCAATGGCGGATCTGGATACAATTCTGTTCCAAATTTAACAATCACTGGTACAGGCACTGGAGCGCAATTAACTCCTGTAGTATCTGAGGGAATACTATCAGAAGTTAAAGTTATTTCTGGCGGAAATGGATATTCGTCCACAACTTTTGTAACTGTAACTGCTGCGGGATCGGAAGCAAAATTTGGTGCTCAAATAAAATCTTGGAGAATAAATTTAGTTGAAAGATTAATCAGTTCAAATCAAATTCCAGATGATGATGGAATAATCGCAAAATCTTTAAATCAAAATTTTGGACTTGAATATGCTCATGCATATGCTCCAAGAAAATTAAGATCTTCTGTCTTGGCGAAAAAATTTAAAGACGGCAATCCTATCTTTATTCCTGATATACAAGTTTTTTCTGGAGTAGAAATTTTATCAGACGCACATTCTCCAATTATTGGTTGGGCTTATGATGGAAATCCAATATATGGTCCTTATGGATATTCTACTCCTAGTGGTGGCGTTATAAAATGTTTGAAACCTGGATATTCTTTGGCATTAAAATCCAATAGACCAAGTTCTTCAATTTATCCATCGGGGATTTTTATTGATGATTATGAATTTACTGGATCTGGAGATCTTGACAAATACAATGGAAGATTCTGTATAACTCCAGAATATCCAAATGGAATTTATGCATATTTTTGTACGATCAATTCTGTTTCGGCAGATACTTCTGGTACATTTAAAAACTATAGAAGACCTCTATTCCCATATGCAATTGGAAATGAATACAAATCAAAACCAATTGATTTTAACTTCCAAAAATCATCCAATCAAGACGAAATTGATATTAACAAAACTGGATGGTTGAGAAATACAACTCCATATAATGCAACTAGAACAAGAAGTTACTACGATTATATCATTGATCCAAACAAAATTAAAAAACAATTGTCCGTTGTCAAAGGAACAACAAAAGGAAGTATAAGTTCAATCGGAATTATTACAGGAGGAAATGGATATCAAATTGATGATCAACTTATATTTGATAATAAAGGAACTAATGGGTCGGGTCTTAATGCAAAAGTTTCTACAATTGGCGGAAAACAAATATCACAAATAGGCGTTGCAAATTCTACAGTTTACAATGTCGAATTTGTTCCATATGGGGCAAACTCCTTTATTGGATTTGCGACTCAACCACACGCTTTTTTAAACAATGATATTGTAACAATATCATCATCTTTAGATTATCAAAAATCTGGCTTAATTGGAATTAGTACAAATACTTTAATTCTTACAAGTGGAATTGGAACAACCACTTCTACCGGATCTGTGGCTTATTTTCAAGTTAGTGGATTGTTAAATTATCCAAATATTAGAGAAAATGATATATATCAAATTGGAAATGAACAAGTTCAAATTTTAAATATTGATAATCTATCTTCTAGAATTAAAGTTCTTAGAAATATCAATAATGGAGCAGGATTATCAACATATTTTGCAGGAACAACTTTAACTGAGGTAACTAGAAAATTACAACTTACTTTTGGAATTTCAACGTCATATCAATATGATTTCAATAAAGAGTTTTATTTTGATCCCGCAGAATCTGTGGGTCTTGGAACAACTGCTGGACCTGGAATTGGATATACGTTATCATTTGCCAATCCTGGGGCAGGAATAACTCAAATCAATATTCCTACCAGAGCAATTTATTTGCCAAATCATCAATTAAAAACTGGAACTCCACTTATCTATTCTTCAAATGGTGGAACACCAATATCGATCTCTACAAACGGAATTGCAAGTTTTCAGATTCCAGAAAATTCAGTTGTATACGCGGCTAAAATTTCATCTGATTTAATCGGCATCTCAACGATTAAAGTTGGTCTTGGAACAACAGGATCTTTCATTGGAATTGGAAGCACGGTTGCAAATATTGCATATCTCACAAATATTGGTGTAGGAAATACTCATAGTTTTACAACAGTTTTTTCAAATACATTAGTAGCACAAGTAAGTAGAAATCAAGTAACAGTATCGACAGCAACAACTCACGGACTGCAGACAAATGATACTGTTTATCTTGAAATAAAACCAACATTAACAAAAACAGTAGTAGTCAAATATGATGATTATAATAGAAGACTTGTAGTTAATCCTCAATCATTTGTATCTGGAAATGTTGATCTTGTAAATGATGCTATTACATTAACAAATCATCAGTATGTAACAGGAGAAAAAATTATTCATACATCATCTTCTCCTTGTGGTGGACTGGCTAATGAAGAAATTTATTATGCGATTGTTGTTGATGAAAATAAAATTAAATTAGCAAAAACTTATTATGATGCAACTAAGCCAATACCAAATATAATTGGGATTAGCACTTCTTCTTTTGGAACAATATCTCAAATAAATCCACAGATCAAATTAACAAAAAATTATAATCTTACATTTGATGTATCAGATTCATCTTTGTCATTCTTTAATAATGGAGTACAATACTCTGCTTTTGACTTGAATTTCTATACAGATCCAGAATTCAAAAATGTTTTTGATTCTACAGAATCTTCTTCTTCATTTGAAATTGTAAAATCCGGTTCCATTGGAATCACAACAACGGCAACAGTTACTATTAAAACAAATGACGTTCTTCCTTCAATTCTATATTATTCCTTAGATCCAATCAATTTGACAATTAATGATTCAACCAAATCTGAAATTATTAGAGATGATGAATTATTAAATCACAATCAAATTTTATTAGAAAGTAGTGTTTACTCCGGAAAATTTAATGTTACTAATATATCAAATACTAAATTTGCATACACTGTTTTAGAAAAACCAGAGGCAAGTCAATACACATCAATTGATGGTCTTTTTGATTACTATACTAATTCTCCAACAGCTTTTGGAAGAATCAATTCTGTTTCTATTACTTCAAAAGGAAGAAACTATCAAAAAGTTCCTAAAGTTATAGATGTATCTTCCGATTATGGGACAGGAGCAGTATTGCTTGCATCAAGTTCTGGAATTGGATCGATTACAAATGTAGAAATTCAAGATATTGGATTTGATTATCCTTCAGATTTAAGTTTACAACCAACATCAAAATTACCAGAAATTTTAAAGATTGAATCACTTTCGTCATTTAAATCTATAGGAATTAGTTCTGTTGGTAAAAACTATACAATTGCTCCCAATCTTGTCGTAATTGATTCAGTAACTAATAAAGTAGTTTCTGACGTTGATTTAAAATACAATATTGGCGATTCTAAAGTTACAATTTTAAAAAACACTAAGGGAATTAGTAATGTAACTCCAAAAATTATCCCGACAAATAATATTAATGGAGTTGGAATAAGCACGATTAAATTTATTGATTCTACAAAAGATGTTGTTGTAACTCTTGGAGCAAGTTTTAGTAATGCTGCAGATTTTCCATTTAATATTGGTGATAAAGTATTAATTGAAAGCATCAGTGTTGGAGTAGGGTCAACAGCAAAAGGTTACAATTCTGAAAATTATAATTATGCGCTATTTACAGTAGTAAACACTGATCCAAACATTGGAGGTATTGGAGCTACAGTTTCTTATAACTTATCAAATTACTTATCATCAAGTCAAATTCCAGGAACATTTGATCCTATCAATTCTTATGGAAGAATTATACCAGAAAAACATTTTCCAATTTTTGATATTCAACTTGAAAAAAATCAGTTTTATATCGGAGAAAATATTTACTCAGAAACAGCATCTGGATCTGTTTTAAGTTGGGAAGATGATAGTAGTTATTTAAAGGTAGCGACAGAACTAGATTTTGCTGAAAATCAAATTGTATTTGGAGAATCTTCAAATTCTCAGGGAAGAATTGAAAAAGTGATTAAATTTGATTCTCTTTATAATGTAAAATCTTCATCAATAGTTAAAAAGGGTTGGAATTCTGAAACAGGATTTTTAGATAATAATTTCCAAAGAACGCATGACAATGATTATTATCAATATTTTTCATATGCTCTTCGCTCAGAAGTCTCATTAGATACGTGGAATGATGCTGTTAGTGATTTAAATCATACTGCCGGATTTAAGAAATTTAGTGATTTAATAGTCGAATCTTCTCCAGAATTTTCTGGAATTTCTACAAATCAAAATAATGGCGATTTTACTGCTACAGTGGATATTAACACAGTTATTGACACAAATTGTATTTTTGATTTTGACCTTGCAAAGGAAAATAATATTTTCTTAAATAACAAAACCGTTTCAAACGAAATAACTTTTAATTCAAAAATAATTCAAGATTATATCGAATCAATTGGTAATAGAGTTTTAATGATTGATGACTTAAGTCCTCAGTTTAATAGTTCTCCGAGATCTACAGAATTCAGTATTGTTGACACATTCTCAGTTGATGCATTTGATTCTAATGCATATAGATTTAGAAAATATATTGCTTTAGTTACTGATAGATTTACAATCACCGATCAAGAAATGATTCTTGTATCATTGCTTCATAATAATGTAAATGGTTATCTAAATCAATATGGTCGTGTTGAAACATTACGTGATTTAGGATCTTTTGATTTCTTAATTGCTGGAACAGAAGCAAATTTATTATTCTATCCAAATTATTATTCAGTTAATAACTATGATGTAAGTTTAGCATCATATAATTTAAAAGATAGTATAACTGGAATTGGAACCGTTTCTTTAGGAAATTCTATTGTTTTAAAGACATCTACAAAAAATATTCCAATAGGAACTTCTACTCCAACAACAATAGTTGGAATTGCTTCTACTTATAGAGCATCAAAACTTTTAATTCAAATTGAAGCTTCTGATAAATCTTATTTTGAAGTTGATGAGGTTACTGTAATTCATAATGGAACTGATGCTACTTTATTAGAATATGGTCAGATAACGACAGATACTTTGACTCCATTATCAAGCAGTGGAATAGGAACATATAATGCCACAATTTCAGGATCTAATTTGAACATTTCTTTAACTCCAAATTCTGGATTGGGAACTGATTACAATGTAAATGCCTTTATTGTTTCTATAGGCAATACTTCTTCATCAACAACAGGTTCACAAACTATTACTGATTCTATTATTTCATCTACTATAACGTCGATTGCATCTTCAACTTCTCCTACAGCTACATCTGTTGCACAATACTCTAGTGATTATTTTGGAGCATATTATATTGCAGTTGTTGAAGATAAAACAAATAATCAATATCAAATTTCAGAATTAGTTTCGGTATCAAATAGTTCAAACACATCTTTGACAGAATTTGCTGTTCTTCAGACAGGATCATCTGTAGGATCATTCAGTATTAATAATACAGGAAGTACAAATCTGTATTTTACACCAATTGCAAATGCAAATGTTGAAGTTCGAGTTTATCAACACACAATTACAAATATACACGATTCATCTTTAACTAAATCAATAGATTTGGTAAATGGATCAATTGATTCAATTTATGGAACATATACTGGTACAGAAATTGATGTTAGAAAGTCATTCTACTTGACATATAAAAATAAACCAATTTTTGAAAGATATATTGTCGGAAGTGCTTCAACTGTAGTTAATACTACTACTAATAAAATAAGAGTTCCACAGCATTTCTTTGTAACTGGTGAAGAAATTTCTTATACCTACACTGGTGCAGGAACTTCGACAACAAATGCAATCGGAATTGGAAGCACGGTTATCCCTGGGATTGGATCAACAGATAAACTTCCTTCGACTTTATATGTTGTTAAATCTAGTGAAATTGATATCCAAGTTGCAGCTTCAGCATCAGAAGCATTAAGAACTCCTCCAAATGTTCTTACATTGTCGAGTGTTGGTATTGGTACATCTCATGTTTTAAGATCTAAAAATCAAAATGCTAAAGTTTTAATTGGAATTGATAATGTTATCCAATCACCAATTGTATCGACATCTGTAACAACTACATTAGTTCATAATGTTGAAATAATTGACAGTTCAATTTATGTCGCTGGAATTACTTCTTTCTTTGCTGGCGATATTGTAAAAATTGATAATGAATTAATGAGATTGACTGCTGTTGGATTTGGAACAACAAATAACATTTTGGTTGATAGGCAATGGATGGGATCTGGATTATCAACTCATGCATCTGGCAGTGTTGTAACTAAGGTTTTGGGCAACTATAATATTGTGAATAATGTAATTAATTTTTCTGATGCACCATATGGAGAAGTTCCTTTTCCCAATCCATCAAACAGACCAGATGAACAAGATTACATAGGACTCTCCACAAGTTCGACTTTTAGTGGACGTGTATTCTTAAAATCAGGAAATCCTGGCTCATTACAGGAATCTTATTATAATAATTATATCTTCGATGATATTTCTAATCAATTTAATGCTACAAATAAAGATTTTACTTTAAAATCAAATTCTCAAAATATCACTGGCGTATCAACATCAAATGCAATTATATTAATTAACTCAATATTCCAACAACCTAGAAGATTGGGTGCAATTGATATAATTGGTGATTACTCTTTAAACGAATCTTCTGGAATAACCACTATATCATTTACTGGTGCAGCATCTTCTATTGCGTATGATGTAAACACTGCATCAGTTCCTCGTGGTGGAGTTATTGTATCTGTTGGTTCTACTGCAGGATTTGGTTATCAGCCTCTTGTTTCTGCAGGCGGAACAGCGATTGTCTCAGTTGCTGGAACAATTTCTGCAATCAGTATTGGAAATAGTGGTTCTGGTTATAGATCTGGATTGCAAACAGTTAAAGTTGGTGTTGCAATTTCAAGTACAGGAATTCCAAATATCACTTATGTTGGTGTTGCAACAGTTGTAAATGGTCATGTAACAGGCGTTGCAATTACCAATCCAGGAGTTGGTTATACAACAACAAATCCTCCAATTGTTATTTTTGATACTCCTCTTTCATATTCAAATGTTCCATTAATTTATAGTTCTTCATCAAAAGTTGGTGTTGGAACTGAAACTACAGTTGATATCATTGTTGGACAAGGTTCTAGTATCATCAATTTCGAAATTAAAAATATTGGACACTCCTATGGTCAAGGAGAAATATTGACTGTTGCAATCGGCGGAACTGTGGGAATTCCTACAAATACATCTTTACAATTTAAGGAATTCCAAATTTCTGTAGATAGAACATTTACAGATAGTTTTTCTGGATGGTCTGTTGGCGATCTTCAAGTCTTTGATTCACTTGACTCTCTGTTTGATGGAGAAAGAAAAGACTTCCCATTAAGTATTGATGGACAACAAACATCAATAAGAGCTAAAAAAGGTTCAAATATTGATATTCAAGCAACTCTGTTAGTATTCGTCAATGATATCTTACAAGTTCCTGGAACTGGTTACATATTTAATGGAGGAAGTATTATTACTTTCCCAGAACCTCCAAAATCAGAAACTAAATCAAAGATAATTTTTTATAAGGGAAATTCTGCTATTGACGTTGAATTTATTGATATTCTTGAAACTGTTAAAGTTGGTGATAATTTAACATTAACATCAGATAATTCCATATTATCCCAAAATGAAAGACTTGTTACTCAAATTAAATCGTCAGATACAGTATTGACAAATTTATACGATGGTCCTGGAATTTCTGTAGATACAACATTATTGAGACCAATAACTTGGTGCAAACAAACTGAAGATATGATTATCAATGGACAAAGAGTTGGAAAAGATAGAGATAGTTATGAATCTTTGATTCAACCAACTACAAATATTATTCAAAATGTTGGTATTAATTCCACAGAAATATTTGTTGAGAGCGTAAAGACTTTCTTTGATAACGCTAGTGAGTATGCATCATCAGAAAATCAACCTAAGAAAATTTTAATCACATCTCAAGATACTTTGGTTGCTGCTGCTGCAACAGCTGTGGTTTCTGCTGCAGGAACTATTAGTTCTATTGTAATTAGTGATGGTGGAGCAAGATATACTGTTGCACCAGATGTTACGATTGAAAATCCAGTTGGACTTGGATCAACTCAAAGAGCATCTGCAGTTTCTTCGATAACTTCTGGAATTGTAACTACTATTTCAGTAACCAGTCCTGGAACTGGATATACAAGCACAAATCCACCGCTTGTATTAATTGGATTCCCAACTCCAACTAAAGAAGTTATTACTGGAGTTTCTTATGCCGGAGATTTTGGTGTAATTACTGGAATTAAAACAACTTCTGTAGGTGTGGCTTCTACTGGTCTTGTACTAGATCTCTTTATTCCAACAAATTCATTCCTTAGAAACACTAAAGTTAATAGTGTTGGTATTGCAACAACAGGAGTAAGTGGAATTCAAACTGGATATTACTTTACCATTTTTAATTCAAATGTTGGTTCCGCAGTTACATCTCTTAGACAAAATGGAACAGTTGTTGGATATGGAACACAATTTATTGATAACATTTATGAGGTAGCGGCTGTTTCAATTGCACAAACAAGTGTTCCGGGAATTGGCGTAACTTATGTTGCAAAGGTAACTGTAAGTCTTCAAAGTTATAATGGAATTTCTGGAATAGGATTTAGCAATTTCTACGGCGAATATAGTTGGGGAAGAATTACAAATCTAACAAGACCAAATCCAAAAGCATTTACAATCTATAATAATGGGTTAGCTGGAATTAACACCTCTCCAGTTATTCAAAGAGTTCAACCTCTTAAGTATCGAAATTACAACACATAAATAGATAAAAAAACGGCACAATGGCTGCAATTATAACTGATCAATTAAGAATTTTGAATGCTAAGAATTTTGTCGCTACGGCAACTTCTTCTTCTAATTCTTATTATGTTTTTGTTGGGTTGCCCAACGCAACTAATTATAGTTCAACTTGGGATTTAAATCCTCCTGCACCCAAAGATAATTTTGATCAAGAAAATGATTACTGGGATACTGCAATAGCACTCAAAAAACTGAACTCAAGTGATGTGCAACAAGTAATTAAAAAAGTTACTTGGTCATCTGGCACAACTTATGATATGTATCGTCATGATATAAGTGCCACAAATACATCAAAACCTTCTGGTGCAACAAATTTATATTCGGCTAATTATTATGTTTTAAACAGTGATTATAAAGTTTATATTTGTTTACAAAACGGAACTGATCCAGAAAATCCAGAGGGAAGACCTTCTCTCGATGAACCAACTTTTACGGATTTAGAACCAAGATCTGCGGGAAATAGTGGAGATGGTTATATATGGAAATATCTCTATACAATTAAACCGAGTGATATTGTAAAATTTGATTCTATTAATTTTATGCCAGTTCCCAAAGACTGGTATACAAATACCACAGATTCTGCCGTTAGAAATAACGCTGCAACAAGTGGACAATTAAAAATTATTACAGTTACAAGTCGTGGTGTTGGGATTGGTACAGCAAATAAAACTTATACCAAAGTTCCAATCAAAGGAGATGGATCTGGTGCTGAAGCAACGATTGTTATCAATAATGATTCTAAAGTAGAATCTATTACAATTTCTAAAGGTGGATCGGGATATACTTATGGTACAGTTGATTTAGTAGCAGGAAACATACCAACTGCTACAACAGATCCCATATTTAATGTAATTATTCCACCTAAAGGTGGCCACGGCGCTGATATTTATAGAGAACTAGGAGCAAGTAATGTTTTAATTTATTCTAGAATTGAAAACGACGCTCAAAACCCAGATTTTATTACCGGAAATCAAATTGCTAGAGTTGGAGTTGTTGAAAATCCGCAAGCATATTCCTCAACTTCACTATTAACTGATTCAAAAGCAAGTGCAGTCTATGCATTAAAGTTGGTTGGATCGGGTTATAGTTCTGCTACCTTTACTGCAGATAGTCGCTTTACCCAAACAATTGGAATTGGATCTACGGCAGTTGGCAGAGTTGTTTCATATGATCAAACAACTGGAGTTCTCAAGTATTGGCAAGATAGAAGTCTTGTTGGGTTTAATACTGATGGAACTCAAAATGCTTCTCCAACATATGGATTTAGACTACATGCATTTACTGCAAATCCAGGAACTGGGGGAACAACTTTTATTTCCGGAGGGAGTGTAAGTCTTTCAATTGATACAAATTTTACAGGTCTTTCAACGTCAATAAATAGTAAAACATACTACCTTGGACAAAATTTTACAAATGGTGTATCCAATCCAGAGGTTAAAAAATACTCTGGAAATATCATTTATGTAGACAATAGACCATCTATCACAAGATCGTCTAATCAAAAAGAAGATATTAAGGTAATTTTGCAATTCTAACAAGTCATGCCCCAGCAAACTAATCTCAACGTCTCACCATATTTTGACGATTTTGATGCTAATAAACATTATCATAGGGTTTTATTTAAACCGGGGTATCCTGTTCAAGCTAGAGAATTAACTACATTACAATCGATTCTTCAAAATCAAATTGAACAGCATGGCAATTTTACCTTTAAAGAAGGATCTATTGTAATTCCTGGACAAATTAATTATAATAATCTTTTTAATGCAGTAAAGATTGAAAATTCATATCTGGGCATAGATGTAGGATTATATGCAGAAGATTTGGTAGGAAGAACGATTAAAGGAGATACTTCAAAAGTCGAAGCAAAAATTGCATATGTGCTTCCCGCAAATGAAGAGGGAAATGAATATACAACCTTGTATGTTTCTTACTTGGCTTCGGGTATTAATAATGATCAACCAAAATTCTCAGATCAAGAAAAATTGGTTTTAGAGGAATCTTTTACTAAAGATTCTATTATAATTCAAGCAGGTGAAGGATTTGCAAACACAACCGTAGATTCTACTGCTACAGGATCTGCAGTTATTTTATCTGCAGGTGTTTATTTTTTAAGAGGTACATTTGTTAGCGTCGAAGATCAGATTTTAATTCTCGATCCATATTCAAATACTGCATCATATAAAGTTGGTCTTGATGTTCTTGAAGAAATTGTTACTTCATATGATGACGATTCTTTGAATGACAATGCACAAGGATTCTCAAACTATGCTGCTCCTGGCGCAGATAGACTTAAAATTACTGCAGTATTAAGTAAAAAAGATTTAACAACAACAAATACAGAAAATTTTGTAAGTCTTTTAGAAATAAGAAGTGGAGTTTTAGTTAAAAATTCTGCAATAGATCCAACTTTAAATATCTTAAACACCGAATTAGCAAGAAGAACGGCTGATGAATCAGGCGATTATTATGTTAAACCACTTGATGTTTCTTCTAAAGAAACTTTAAATAATCGACTTGGAAATGATGGTATTTTTACAGAAAATCAATTAACATATGATAATAATACTCCAAAAGAAGATTTAGGTACATATAGAATTTCGCCAGGAAAAGCATATGTTCAAGGATTTGAAGTACAAAATATTTCAGCAACATATTTAGATTTTAAAAAACCAAGAACAACAAACACAAATACTGACGTAAATCTCACATATTTAACCGGACCAGCATACACTTTAAACAGAGTTGCTGGAGCTCCAAATTTAAATCTTGCAAGTCCTTTTATTGTAAGTTTGCGCGATTCAAGAGTAGGAGTTTCTTCTACAACTAATGCTGGAAAAGAAATTGGTCTTGCCAGAGTTTATGATTTTGCATTGGAATCTGGTTCGTATAGTGTAACAAATCAAAATTTAAATCAGTGGAATGTTTCTTTATTTGATATTGATACTTATACTGAAATTTCATTAAATCAAAATACAACTTTAACAACACCAACTTATATTCAAGGAAAATCGAGTGGTGCAACTGCACACTTGCGTTATAATGTTAATAATGCCGGAATTTTAACCGCATATGGCGTCAAAGGATCATTTGTAGTTGGGGAAAAATTTATTTTTAATGGTGTAGAAACAACGAGTAGAGTATCTACTGCAGTTACAGAATATACCACAAAAGATGTTCAATCTTTATCGCAATATAATACTGGTGTTGGAGATACAATTTTTACAGCAGATATTATTCCAACCACTCAGTATTTTGTTGGTCTTGCATCAATTACTGCAAGATCTGCATCCGGAATTAGTAGTATTTCAGTTTCTACAAATACAAACTTTACGTTTTCTAATAATGTAAAGGTTGGAGGTTTAGTTGGATTTACATCATCGGGATCTTCTGTTCCAACTTATTGCAAAGTAACTGTTGTTAATGATAAATCTATTGTTGTAACTGGCGTAACAACTGTAACAGGAATTTGTGAAGGATCTGCGCCATCTTCATCTGCTACACTTAATGATTTAAGAATTTTTGGATCTGATTTTCAATCATCTACAGATAATACTTTATATACATTCTTCAAAAAACCAGTTGTCAAATCTGTAGATTTTACAGATTCGTCTCTTACAATTAGAAAAGAATTTGCAGTTACAATCACTAGCAACCAATCAAATACAATTACAGCAGCTGCAAATGAATTTTTCTTACCTTTTGATGAAGAAAGATATATTTTAACTCGTTCAGATGGATCTTTTGAATCATTAAGTGCAGATAAGTTGGTATTTGATGAGCAGGCAAAACAATTAACAATTTATGGGTTAGGATCAAATGACACCGCAGCAAGATTAATTGCAACTTTAAGAAAAACAAAAGTAACATCAAAAGTTAAAAATAAAAATAGAATTGTAACTTTAATTGTAGATAAATCAAAATATAGTTCTTCTGGAATTGGATCTACAACAACCAATGATGGTTTAACTTATGGTTCTTATGCATATGGAACTAGAGTTCAAGATTCTGAAATTTCATTAAATACCGCTGACGTTACAAAACTTTATGGCATCTTTGAGTCAAGCGGAACTTCTGCAGCATCCTTACCTAAGGTAACTTTTTCAAATTTAAATGGACCCACAAATAAAACAACAGATTTATTGGTAGGGGAACAATTTATTGGTCAAACAAGTGGATCTGTTGGAGTATATGTTGCAAGAAATAATGATTTGCAGATTGATTTCATTTATTTGAATGACATTTCTTTCTTAGCAGGAGAACCTGTAAAATTTGCAGACTCTGGAATTACTGCAGTCATTTCAACAGTTTCTCTTTCTGATAAAGACGTTACAGATAATTATACTCTCGATTCTTCAAGAAAAGATACGATTCTTGACTATTCAAGAATTGTAAGAAAACCAAATACAAAAGAACCAGTAAGACAACTCAAAATTATTTTTGAAGATGCAAGCTTTTTAGCGTCAGATCCTGGAGATCTTACTACTGTTGATTCTTATAATCAATTTGATTATGGAAGTCTTCCATTAGTAAATGGTGTCAATGCAGTTTCTGATATTCTGGATATTAGACCTGTTGTTTCAGACTACACGGTTTCCAGTGGATCACGCTCTCCATTTGAATTTTTATCAAGAACATTTTCGGTAGTTACAAATAATGGAAAAAATATTTTAGCTTCTGATGAAGCAATTACTTTAACTTACGAAAATTACTTAGGAAGAATTGATAGAATTTTCTTAAATAAAAACGGACAATTCCAAGTAGTAAATGGAGAACCATCTGAAAATCCTCAGATGCCAAAATCAATAGATGATGCTTTGGAAGTTGCTTCTGCAACGCTGCCACCATATCTTGCTGATGCAACTAAGGCTTCTATCCAATTATATGAACATAAGCGATATCAAATGAAAGATATTGCAAGACTTGAAACTAGAATTAAAAATCTAGAAAATTACACTACTTTAAATCTATTAGAAGTAAATGCAAATAACTTTAAAATAAAAGATGTTAATGGCTTAGACAGATTTAAATCTGGATTTTTTGTAGACAATTTTAGAACGACAAATAATCAAAATAAAACGACTATAATTAAAAATTCTTTAGATGTAAAAAACTCCGAATTAAGACCATCACCTTATGTAACATCATTGGATTTAATGATTGGTTCAAAATCATTAGTTGGTATTGGACAATCAGTGGATCCAACAGCTGATCCAAAATTTGTCACCGATCTAATCGCCAATAACATCAGAAGAACTGGTCAGGTAGTTACTTTAGATTACACCGACGAAGCATACATCATTCAACCTTTTGCCACAAGAGTTGAAAACGTAACTCCATACCTTGTGACAAAATATGTGGGTTCAATTAGTTTATATCCATCATCAGATACATGGACAGATCAAGTTAGAATTGATGCTAAAACAATCGTTGTTGATAACTATACACCAACTATCAATCAATTGAAAGCCCAAGGTCTTGATCCTCAAAACGGATTTGGACCTATAACTTGGGATAGTTGGCAGACAAACTGGTCAGGAGTAACGGGATCTACGGTCTATAGAGTTTCTAATACACCAGGACAATCTTTACAAAGAGCTAATATTGTTACTACTAAACAAAGTAGAGTAGGAACTCAACCTACATTAACCGAAGAAGTTGTAACAACTTCATTAGGCGATAAAGTAGTTTCGACCGAACTTGTCAAGTTTATGAGGTCCAGAAACGTTGAGTTTACTGCAAATAGATTTAGACCGTTTACGAGAGTATATTCTTTCTTTGATGGTAAAGATGTAAACAATTACATTGTTCCAAAACTGCTCGAAATTACAATGCAGTCCGGAATTTTCCAAGTCGGAGAGACTGTAATTGGAACTTTCACTTCATCATTTACAAATTCAAATACAACTCCAGGAAAAACAACTACGGAAATTTCATTTAGAGTTGCAACTGCAAATCATAAGTATGGTCCATATAATGTTCCATCTGATGTTTATACAAGAAATCCATATGATCAGCAAAATACAGCATCTATTCCTTCAGTTTATTCTGCAACATCAACAATATTAAATGTTGATACAAGTAGTCTTTCCACTGAAATTTCCGGAAAATTCTATGGTCGTGTATTAACTGGTCTTGTTTTAAAAGGACAAACTAGTGGTGCTCAAGCGGTAGTTAGCAATGTGAGACTGATTGCTGACAATGTTGGAACAGTGATTGGATCTTTCTATATTCCAAATCCAAATGTTCCATCAAATCCATCTTTTGAAACAGGAACCAAAACATTCAAACTTACAAGCAGTTCAATTAATTCCTCAGTTGAAGGAACAGTTGATTCTTTAGGAGAAACTGATTATTCTGCTTCTGGATTATTAAATACTGTTCAAGAAGAAATTCTTTCAGTAAAACAAGCAAAAGTAACTCCAAAAACAGTAACAGACTCAAGAACTTTAACAAGTTTAGTTCCAACTGGACAACCTTACGATCCACTGGCACAATCGTTCTTAGTTACTGATGAAACTGGAATTTTTGTTACCAAAGCTGATATTTTTGTAAAAACAAAAGATGACCAACTTCCTTTGATTGTTCAATTAAGACCTATGGAATTGGGAATTCCTAAGGCAACAATTTATCCATTTAGTGAAGTTGTAATTGACGCAAAAGATATTCAAACTTCTGATGATGGATCGATAGCAACAACTGTTACATTCCCATCACCAATTTATCTTCAAGGTGGTAAGGAACATGCTATTGTTCTTTTATCTGAAGCAAATACTTATACTGTTTGGATTTCTAGATTGGGTGAAACTGAAATATCAACAGTTAATCTTGCAGAATCGCAAAAAGTTGTTGTAACAGAGCAACCAAACTTAGGATCTTTATTTAAATCGCAAAATGGATCTACTTGGAGTCCAAGTCAATATGAAGATCTTAAATTCTCAATATACAAGGCTAAATTTACAACTAATCCTGGAGATATTAGTTTCTATAATCCAAAACTTGATATTGGTAATAGACAAGTTGCAAATCTTTTAACAAATTCTCTTGAATTTAATGCAAGAAAAGTTGCAGTTGGACTTGGAACTACTGTAACTGATACAAACTTGACTCTTGGAAATACAATTATCCAAAGAAATTCAAATGCAACAGGAAAATATGTTGGCGCTGCTGGATCAGCAGTGGGAACACTTAACTTAATTAATACCGGTATTGGTTATTCAAATGGAGCATTTACAAATCTTGCGTTGACAAATCTTACAGGTTCTGGTATTAATGCAACAGCAAATATTACGATTGCAAACGGAATAGCAGTTGGAGCAACAATTAATGCAGGAGGATCTGGATACAGCGTTGGTGATGTATTAACAATTAGAAACTTTAATGGCAGTACTTTGGGAACTAATTTGCAACTTTCTGTTCAACAAATTGCAGGTGTTAATCAACTAATTCTCGATAATGTTCAGGGAACATTTACTACAGGTGCTGGAAGCACAATTGCTTTCATTGGAACTGGTGTTGGAACCACAGATTTGAATGGAACTGGTAAAAATGTAACCGTTTCTTCCGTTAATGTCGTTTCAGAAGAAACCTCAGGATTGTATATCAAAGTAAATCATAAAAATCATGGTATGTATGCACTAAACAATAGTGTTACAATTTCTGATGTATATCCCGATATCAATCCGACAACACTTTCTGTAGCGTATTCAAGTCAAGATAGTGGAGTTATTACACTATCTGATATGATCATAGACCCAGTTACTAGTTTGAGTACATTTAACACATTTGAAAATGTAAGCGTAAGTTCCACAAACCCAGGATATATTCGAATTGAAAATGAAATTCTTTCTTATACTGGCGTAAGTGGTAACACTTTAACTGGAATTACAAGACAAGTTGATCAAACTGTAAAATTCTCTTATCCTTTGACAACTCCTGTATTTAAATATGAATTAGACGGAATCTCTTTAAGAAGAATTAATAAAACACATACACTTCAAGATGCTTCCAATCTTGATAGACCAATTGATTTGGATTATTATTATGTAAAAATTGATCCAAGTTCTTCTGGAGTTGACAGAAGTGTTGGAACTAGTTTTCCACTTTTATACATTAAAGAAACAAAATCCGCCGGCGGATCAAATGCATACGCTACACAAAATATTCCATTTGAAATTATAAGGCCAAATATTCAAACATTGACTTTAACTGGAACTTCTGTTTCTGGAAAAATACAAACAGTTACCGGAAGTAGTGTTGATGGATCTGAAGAATCTTACAATAATCAAGGATTTGAACAAATTACTCTAGATGAAAACAACTACTTGTCAACTCCAAGAATTATTGCTTCTCAAGTAAATGAAACTACAAACCTTGGATCTTTACCTGGAAACAAATCGTTTACTCTTAACCTAATTTTAAACACAAACAATTCTAATCTTTCTCCAGTGGTTGATCTTGAACGAGTAAACATGATTTTTGTAAGTAATAGAGTTAACAGTCCAATTGCAAATTATGCAACTGATTTTAGAACATCATCTTTACAAGAAGATCCATCTGCATTTGTCTATGCTTCAAATCCAGTTTCTCTTGAAGCTCCAGCATCATCAATTAAGATTATTGTTTCATCCCACGTCAATAAAGTTAGTGATTTAAGAGCATTTTATGCTGTTATGAAGGATCCAAATGAAACTCCCGTCTATTATCCATTCCCAGGATATAATAACTTGAATAGTTTAGGAGCAATCATTAATGTTTCGGCAAGCGATGGATCTCCAGATAAAAACATTCCAAAATCTGACAATTATAATTTCTTATCGAAAGATTTAGATTACGTAGATTATGAATTTACAAGAGATAATCTTCCTAATTTTAGATATTTTAGTATTAAACTAATTGGATCTTCTACAAATATGGCAAATCCACCAAGAATCAAAGATCTTCGAGTAATTGCATTGGCATAACATGAAGCAAGATTATTTTAAAGTTGAAGGTCATGCTGATTTAGTAAGAGACATTAATACCAATGCAATTATAAACACAAATATGAATGACTATGAAAATTATGTGTCTCTTAAAAAAATAAAAGAACAAGAGAAACAAAGAATTGAATGCCTTGAAAGTGATGTGAATGAAATAAAAAATGATATGAATGAAATAAAGTTTTTACTTAGGAGTTTGATCAATGAATCCAAATGATATTGAACTTACAAATTTAAATAAATCTTTTGAATATGAAAAAGTTGCTCGTGATATAGATAGTATAAGCGATGTTGATGAATTAAGAAATCTCGCTAAATCGTTTATGAAGTTATATCTAAAACAAGAAGAAGTTTTATCTGAACTCAAATGGCCCAACCCAGCACAAGACAGGAACTGATTGATTACTGTAAAAGAAAGCTGGGTTATCCAGTTTTAGAGATCAACGTTGCCGATGAGCAAATTGATGATCTTGTCGATGATGCAGTTCAGTATTTTCAAGAAAGACACTTTGATGGTGTTTATCAGACATACATGAAATATCAAATCACTCAAGATGATATTGATAGAGGAAGAGCGAGAGGAGGAAATTCTGGTGCTGTTGGAGTCACAACAACATATGTAAACGAAACAGTCGGTCTTACAACCTCATTCAAATTTGAAGAAAACGGAAACTATTTGCCTGTTCCTCCATCAATAATTGGAATTAATAAAATTTATAAATTTGATGGTACAAATAGTATCACTCATAATATGTTTAGTGTTAAATATCAATTGTTCCTTAACGATGTTTATTACTGGGGATCAACTGAACTTTTAACCTATGCAATGGTAAAAACATATTTGGAAGATATTGATTTCTTATTAACAACAGATAAACAAATTAGATTTAACAAGAGACAAGATAGGTTATATATTGATATTGACTGGGGAAGCGCAGCAGTAGGAAACTGGATTATTATTGACTGTTTTAGAACTTTAGATCCAAATGATTATTCAAGAGTTTGGAATGACTCATTCTTAAAGCCTTATTTGACAGCATTGATCAAGCGTCAATGGGGACAAAATATGATGAAATTTACTGGAGTCAAATTGCCTGGCGGTGTTGAACTTAATGGTAGACAAATGTATGATGATGCTCAAAGAGAAATTGATATGATTATGGAAAGAATGTCTAATACTTATGAATTACCACCATTAGACATGATCGGATAATATGCTTAACCCATTTTTTCTTCAAGGATCAAAAACAGAACAAGGGTTGATTCAGGATCTGATCAATGAACAACTCCGCATGTATGGAGTTGAAATTTTTTATATTCCAAGAAAATACGTTACAAAAAACACAATTATTAAAGAAGTAATTGAATCCAAATTTGATTATGCATATCCATTAGAAGCTTACGTTAACACATATGATGGATATGAAGGGCAAGGAACAATACTTTCAAAATTTGGAATTCAACCACTTACAGATTTAACTATTACAATATCAAGGGAAAGATATGAAACATATATTACTCCTTTGATAAAGAATTTGCCGGACATTGAATTATCAACTAGACCAAAAGAGGGTGATTTAATTTATTTTCCTCTTGGTGATCGTTTATTTGAAATTAAATTTGTTGAACATGAGCAACCATTTTATCAACTTCAGAAAACTTATGTTTATGAATTGAAATGCGAACTCTTTAGATATGAAGATGAAGAAATATCTACAGGTATTGAAGAAATTGATGACAATATTTCCAACGCTGATGGATATGTACAAACCCTTAATTTGGTTGGTGTTGGAACAACCGCAACAGCAATTAGTGGTATTTTAAATGGTGGTATAAAACTCATTACATTAACAAATAGAGGTAGTGGTTATACATCAACACCAAGAGTTGCAATATCTTCAGCGCCAAGTGGAGGATTAACTGCTGTTGGTATTGCAACAATGATTGGTGGTCTTATTGATTGTAATGGAACAACAGCACTTAAGATTCAAGGTGTTGAACTTATAAATCCTGGGTATGGTTATACAGTTGCCCCATCAGTGGCATTTATTGGTGGTGGAGGAAGTGGAGCGGCTGCAACAACTGTTCTTGGAAATGGTGTTGTTGGAATTATAACAATTACAAACGGTGGGGGAGGTTATGCAAACGCTCCTTCAGTAAGCATTACCACAGCACCTGCAGGAGGAACTAATGCCACTGCGAGAGCATATATTAACTCAGTCGGTATTGTTACTTCTATACGAGTTACAAATGCGGGGGCTGGTTATACAGTTCCTCCAACAATAACAATTGGATCTCCGTATATGGTTGGTTTTGGTACATATGTGTTAAATGAGACTGTCACGGGAAGTATTAGTAATACAACAGCACTTGTTAGAAAATGGGATGCCACTACCAATGAACTTGATGTTTATAAGATCGATGGTAATTTTGTAGATGGAGATTTGATTGTCGGAGCAGCATCTTCAGCTACATATAAACTTAGAATATATGAAACCTATAATGTTGTTGATCCATATGCTCAAAATAAACAAATTGAAACCGAGGCAGATCAAATTTTAGATTTCACAGAAACAAATCCATTCGGAACACCATAAATATAGTATTAGTTTAAGTATTAGTATCAGGGTATCCTAACATGTTTGAATATTTTTATCACGAAATATTGAGAAATACAATCATAGGGTTTGGAACTCTGTTTAATAATATTTCTATAAAACATAGTGATGAGTCAGATAATACTACGAGTATTATTAAAGTTCCTTTGGCATACGGTCCAACTCAAAAATTCTTAGCTAGACTTGAGCAGTCTCCAAATTTGAATAAACCTATTCAGATTTCGTTACCAAGAATGTCATTTGAGTTTGTTGGATTAACTTATGATCCAACAAGAAAAACAACAACAACTCAGGCATTTTTGAGTGCTTTGGACAGTGATAAAAAACAAATTAAAAAAGTATACATGCCTGTCCCATATAATATGACATTTGAATTGGCAATATTTACCAAATTAAATGATGATATGCTTCAAATAATTGAACAAATTTTGCCATACTTTCAACCAGCATATACATTGTCAGTTGATTTAGTTAATACTATTGGAGAAAAAAGAGATATTCCAGTTGTTTTGGATAACATTACTATGAATGATGATTATGAAGGAAATTTTGAAACTAGAAGAGCTTTAATATACACTTTAAGATTTACTGCAAAAACATATCTTTTTGGGCCAGTTGCAGACGTTTCAAAAGATATTATCAAAAAAGCATCTATTGGTTATATTGCTGGAGATTCTACAGGAACTCCAACAAGAGATCTTACTTATTCAGTTACACCCAGAGCAACCAAAAATTATACCAGTGATGTTCAAACCAATCTTAGTGAAGATTTAATTGCGGATACTAATATTATTAAGGTTGCTGATGCATCTGGAATTTCTGCAAATACATATATTGTCATTGATAATGAAGAAATATATGTTGAATCAAAATCTGGAAATACATTAACAGTAACTCGTGGAGCAGATAATACAACAATAACAGCACATGTTTTGGGATCTGCAGTTGGATTAATTACTGGAGCAGATGATGCTTTAATTGAAGCAGGCGATGATTTTGGTTTTAATGCTTTATGAAAATGACAAAAAAATTTGATAAGTTAAATGAAACTTTTAATGTTGAAGGTGAAATAGTTTCTTCAGAAATTCAACCCATAGAAAAAGTTGAAAAAATATCAGAAATTTCTGATGATGTTAAAAAAGATTATGAATATACAAGAGGAAACTTGTATTCAATTATAGAAAAGGGACAAGAAGCCATTAATGGAATTCTTGAACTTGCACAAGAAACTGAGATGCCTAGAGCATATGAAGTTGCTGGTCAGTTAATTAAGAATGTTGCGGATGCAACAGATAAGTTGCTCGATCTTCAAAAGAAATTGAAAGATATTGATGAAACAAAGCAATCTCGCGGACCAACAAATGTAACAAATGCACTGTTTGTTGGATCAACTGCAGAACTTTCTAAGTTACTTAAAAATGGATTAAATGGTGAAGATAAATAATTAAAAAAGAAAAATGGCAGTACCAGCAGTTAATATTACAATAGAGCAAGGTACGGATTTCGAAAACGTTTACACGGTTACAAATCCAGATGGAACTCCTTTGGATTTAACTGGTTATACTTCGTCTGCCAAAATTAAAAAATTTCCTAGTTCTACCACATCTTCATCATTTTCAGTAGGAATTGTAACTTCTGCTGGACAAGTTGTTGTATCGATGGCACATACTGTCACCAATGCCCTTTCTCCCGGTAGATATTATTATGATGTGATAATTACATCTGGATCTACAGGTAAAATTTCCAGAATTATTGAAGGTATGGCATTAATAACTCCATCAGTTTCAACGTAATGGCAGTATCACTCGCAAGTACGACTCACAATGTTACTGTTGGTTACAAACCAACTCTTGGAGTTGCTTTAGCATCGCCATCTCTTCAAGGTGTTCAAGGAACTCAAGGAACTCAAGGTACTCAGGGAACACAGGGACTTCAAGGTCTTCAAGGTTTACAAGGTCTGAATGGAGCTTTTGCTGGACAAGGTGTTCAGGGAACTCAAGGTCTTCAGGGTCTTCAAGGACTTCAGGGTCTACAAGGTCTTCAAGGTGTTCAAGGTCCTCAGGGTCTTCAAGGTCTACAAGGACTTCAGGGTCTCCAAGGTCTTCAAGGCGTTCAAGGGCCCCAAGGTCTTTGGGGAGCTCAAGGAGTTCAAGGTCTTCAAGGTTTACAAGGTTTACAAGGTTTACAAGGTCTTCAAGGCGTTCAGGGAAAATTAGGTTCTCAAGGAACCCAGGGCCTCCAGGGCCTCCAAGGTTTACAAGGTCTCCAAGGTCTTTGGGGAGCTCAAGGTGTTCAAGGTCTTCAAGGTCTTCAGGGTGTTCAAGGTGTTCAAGGTCCTTTTGGAACACAAGGGACACAGGGAACATTAGGCGTTCAAGGCTCAACTGGTTCTCAAGGTTCTGTTGGAATTCAAGGTGCTGTTGGTTCTCAAGGTACTCAGGGAGCTTTAGGATCTCAAGGAACTCAAGGTACTCAGGGAACACAAGGACTTCAAGGTGTTCAAGGTCTTTGGGGTGCTCAAGGAACTCAAGGAACTCAGGGACATCAAGGAACTCAAGGTCTTCAAGGACTTCAAGGTGTTCAAGGTCTTTGGGGTGCTCAAGGAACTCAAGGAACTCAGGGACATCAAGGAACTCAAGGTCTTCAAGGATTACAGGGCCTCCAAGGTCTCTGGGGTGCTCAAGGAACTCAGGGTCTTCAAGGTCTTCAGGGCCTTCAAGGTCTTCAGGGTGTCCAAGGTGTTCAGGGTGTTCAGGGTGTTCAGGGTGAGGTTGGTAGTTTTGGTGGAGCTACTTTTGATTATACATTTAGCACTAACACATTAGATTCTGATCCTGGAACTGGAAAATTAAAATTTGATAATTCTAATATTTCTTCGGCACTACACCTTTATATTAATGAATATGATGATGGTGGAGTATATATTCATAATTTCTTACAAACCATTGATGATAGCACATCAACAATTAAAGGGCACTTTAAAGTTTCTGAAAAATTAAATGCCGAAAATTTTGCTTTATATACAATCTCAGCTCTTACATATACTCCAACATATTTCAAAGTTGACTGTGCATATGTTTCTGGCAGCGTAACAACATTTCCAAACCTTGATGATGTTATCATTACTTTCGCAAGAACAGGTGATAAGGGTGATACAGGATCTCAAGGAACTCAAGGTCTTCAAGGCGTCCAAGGTCTTTTAGGTATTCAGGGTGTCCAAGGACTTCAGGGTCTGCAAGGTCTTCAAGGATTACAGGGCCTCCAAGGTCTCTGGGGTGCTCAAGGAACTCAAGGAACTCAAGGACACCAAGGAACGCAGGGTCTTCAAGGACTTCAGGGTGTTCAGGGGCAGTTAGGTGCTCAAGGAACTCAAGGATTACAAGGTCTCCAGGGTCTCCAGGGTCTCCAGGGTCTTCAAGGTCTCCAAGGTCTTTGGGGAGCGCAAGGAACTCAGGGTGTTCAGGGTGGTTTAAGTGCTCAGGGTGCTGTAGGTTCTCAAGGAACACAGGGAACATTAGGTGTTCAAGGTTCAACTGGGGCCCAAGGTTCTGTTGGAATTCAAGGTGACGTTGGTTCTCAAGGAACTCAAGGAACATTGGGTGTTCAAGGCACTCAGGGAACGCAAGGACTTCAAGGTCTTCAAGGACTTCAAGGTCTTCAAGGTCTCCAAGGCCTTCAAGGTGTTCAGGGTGGAATTGGTACACAAGGTATTCAGGGTGTTCAAGGTTTACAAGGACCTCAAGGACTTCAGGGTCTTCAAGGTGTTCAGGGTGGAATAGGTACACAAGGTATCCAAGGTGTTCAAGGTCTTCAGGGAGCTCAAGGACATCAAGGAACTCAAGGAACCCAAGGTCTTCAAGGATTGCAGGGTCTCCAAGGTCTTCAGGGAGCTCAAGGACATCAAGGAACTCAAGGAACTCAAGGACTTCAAGGCCTTCAGGGTCTCCAAGGTCTTCAAGGTATTTCTGGAGGAAACGCTGGAAAAATTTATTATTTTGATAAAACTGCTTCTGGGATTGGAACCTATTATACAGCATTAGAAAGTCCATCAACAAATGGAATTCAAACAACAACCGTTACAGTCAATACAACCTCTACACTAGTTTATGTTGATGGATTTATTACACCCACAGGTTCTCCGGGTGTAGTTTCTCTGCCAGTGGGAGAGGGTGAAATTAGCGTTTACGCAACATTGAGCAATTCAAATGCTGTTGCACAATTTACTCTCGAAGTTCTTAAATGTAATAATGATGGAACTGGATTAACAACTGTTTCTTATTCAACCTCCAATACTTTTACTGGAGATACGAGACAGGATATTCACTTCAATTATGTTATATCAACTCCATATACTTTACTAACTACAGATCGTCTTGTATTCCGAATTTACGCAACAAGAGTAAGTGGATCAAATAGTTTTGATATTATAGTTAATTATGCGGATCAAACTGAGAGTAACATCCGAACTACAATTAGTGTTGGTGCCCAAGGTCTTCAGGGAACTCAAGGAACTCAAGGACTTCAAGGTCTCCAGGGTCTTCAGGGTCTCCAAGGAGCACAGGGAATTCAAGGTCTTCAAGGAGCTCAAGGACACCAGGGAACTCAAGGCCTTCAAGGTCTTCAAGGTGTCCAAGGACAATTAGGTTCTCAAGGAGCTCAAGGGCACCAGGGAACACAGGGTCTCCAAGGTCTTCAAGGTCTCCAAGGACTTCAAGGATTGCAAGGTCTTCAAGGTCTTCAAGGTGTCCAAGGACAATTAGGTTCTCAAGGAACTCAAGGAACATTGGGTGTTCAAGGAGCGACAGGTTCTCAAGGTTCTGTTGGAATTCAAGGAGACGTTGGTTCTCAAGGAACTCAAGGATCTACTGGAACTCAAGGTGCTGTAGGATCTCAGGGCTCAGTAGGATCTCAAGGTGCCATTGGATCTCAAGGTGCAGTAGGTTCTCAAGGCACTCAAGGTTTACAAGGTCTCCAGGGTCTCCAGGGTCTTCAAGGAGCTCAAGGACACCAAGGAACTCAAGGACTACAAGGTCTTCAGGGAGCTCAAGGACACCAAGGTCTTCAAGGTCTCCAAGGTCTTCAGGGAGCTCAAGGACATCAAGGAACTCAGGGTGGATTAAGTGCCCAAGGAACTCAAGGTACTCAAGGATTGCAAGGTACTCAAGGTACTCAAGGCCTTCAAGGTGTACAAGGTCAGGTAGGTAGTTTTGGTGGTGCTAGTTTTGATTATACATTTGATAGTTCTACTACAAATTCTGATCCAGGAACCGGCAAACTTAGATTTAGTAATGTAAATATCTCTTCCGCACTTCACCTTTATATTGATGACACCGATGATAGTTCAACCAATATCGATAGTTTTATGCAAACTATTGATGACAGTACATCAACAATTAAGGGACATTTTAGAGTTTCAAACAAAACAAATTCTGCAAACTTTGTTCTGTTTACAATTTCAGCATTAACCGATAATGGTGGATATTATGATATTGATTGTGCATATGTATCTGGTAGCGTAACTACATTTACGGATACGGATGTCATCATTACTTTCGCAAGAACAGGTGATAAGGGTGATACAGGATCTCAAGGAACTCAAGGTCTTCAGGGTGTTCAGGGACAATTTGGTTCACAAGGAAGTCAAGGTCTACAAGGTCTTCAAGGTTTACAAGGTCTTCAAGGCGTTCAAGGACAATTGGGCGCTCAAGGAACTCAGGGGGTGCAGGGTGGTTTAAGTGCTCAAGGTGCTGTAGGATCTCAAGGCGCAGTAGGATCGCAAGGTTCTTCTGGTACAAATGGATCTCAAGGTTCTACTGGTTCTCAAGGTTCTTCTGGTGCAAACGGATCTCAAGGTGCAGTAGGATCACAAGGATCACAAGGTACATTGGGCGCTCAAGGAGCAACAGGAACTCAAGGATCTACTGGTACTCAAGGTTCTGTAGGTTCTCAGGGAACACAAGGAGCTTTGGGAACTCAAGGCAATTCTGGCGCTCAAGGTTCTACTGGTTCTCAAGGTTCTTCTGGTGCAAACGGATCTCAAGGTGCAGTAGGATCACAAGGATCGCAAGGATTACAAGGTCTCCAGGGTTCTACTGGTTCTCAAGGTTCTTCTGGATCTTCAGGTTCTCAAGGAACTCAAGGATTACAAGGTCTCCAGGGTTCTACTGGTTCTCAGGGTATATCAGGATCCTCTGGTTCAAATGGTTCTCAAGGAGCAGCAGGATCTCAAGGGACTCAAGGAACTACAGGTACGGGCACTCAAGGAGCATCTGGATCTGGTGGACCAGTGGCTGGTATTACAACATCTGGCATTTACTATCCACTGTTTGTTGAAGGATCGGGTGTTCAAAATCCATATATTAGAACAACAGCTACAGCATTTAGTTTTAATCCAAGCACAAGTGCTCTGTCAATTGGTGGAACAATGACAGCAGTTGATTTTAATTCAACTTCAGATAAAAATTTAAAAACAAATATTCAACCAGTTAAAGATCCGATTGCAAAAATTATTCAAATTAATGGTGTCACATTTGATTGGAAAGCAAATAATCAACCAGCAATTGGCGTGATTGCACAAGAAATTGAAGAAATTTTCCCAGAACTTGTATCTGTGTCTGAAGTTAATCATTGTAAGACTGTAAAATATAATGGTTTAATTGGTGTTCTAATTGAGGGAATTAAGGAGCAACAAACTCAAATAAATAGTCTCAAACAGGAAATAGAGAAACTTAAAGAGTAAACTTTGTTATTTTTTTATGAATTTCGTAAAACATGTATTGGAACGTGGCGGTTCTATTAAACCCCTTGTTATTCCATCAGAACTTACAAACGGAACTGGTCTATGCAATCCATCAGTGTTTGTAGAAGACGATAATATATTTTTAAATCTTCGGCATATTCAATATACGTTATACCATTCTGAACTTTGTAATTACGAGCATCAGTATGGTCCTTTGGTTTATTTAAATCCGGAAAATGATATCAGTCTTACAACGACAAATTATTTTTGCGAATTAAATAATGATCTTGATATTGTTCGGTATAACAAAGTAGACACATCGAAATTAGATGTTAGACCAATTTGGGAATTTGTTGGTCTTGAAGATGCAAGATTAATTAAATGGGACGATAAGTATTATCTTTCTGGAGTTCGTAGAGATACAACTACGAATGGGCAAGGAAGAATGGAACTAAGTGAACTCGAAATTACTGATACGGAAGTTAAAGAAATTTCTAGATTTCGTATTCCAGCTCCTGGAGATGACAGTTCTTATTGTGAAAAAAATTGGATGCCAATTTTAGATCAACCATTTCATTATGTAAAATGGACAAATGGAACTGAAGTTGTAAAGGTTGATATTGAAAATAAAACTTGCGAAACTACTGTTCTCAAAAATTGGATACAAGCACCTAAAGATCTTCGTGGCGGATCTCAAGTAATGCCATATAAAGATGGATATTTGACTCTCAATCATGAGACGGATTTATATAAAAGTGAGGCAGGTAGAAAAGATGCAACCTATAGACACAGATTTACTTATTGGGATAAAGATTGGAATATTCAAAAGTTTTCTGAAGTCTTTTCATTCTTAGAAGCAAAAATTGAGTTTGCTTGTGGAATGGCAAAATATAAAAATGATTATTTAATTTCATTTGGATTTCAAGATAATGCGGCATATATTCTTAGAGTTCCTGGAAAACTAATGGAGGAATTTGTATGAATAAACTTCAAGGATTTCCTACAGTTTTTTATGTTACCTTAGAGGAAGATATTGAAAGACAAGATCTACTAACAAATGCATTTGCAAAATATGAGATTGCCCCAATTGCATTGAAATCTAAAAGATTTGATGAAACAAATGATATTGTTACGGGAAAATATATTGATAATCTAACAGGACCAACAAGAGGATGTATTACTTCACATCTTAAGGCAATTTGTCAGTGGTTCAATACCACAAATGAATCTTATGGATTTTTTTGTGAAGATGATTTATCATTAGAAACTGTAAACTATTGGAATTTTACTTGGAATCAATTTATTGCCACTCTTCCTGAAGATTGGGATGCAGTTCAATTATTGGTTGTTCGTAGTAGTTTTGAGGAAGTTAAACTTCGTGAAAGAAAATGGGATGATTGGGCTCAAACAGCGTATATTCTTGAAAGAGACTATGCAAAAAAACTTTTAGATTTTTATGTAAAGGAAGATAGTTTTTGTTTAGAAGTTGAAGATTTAATGCCGATTGGAGAAAATATTCTTTTTACTCCAGGAAAAACATATTCATATCCTTTATTTGTTGAAAATACGAACATAAATTCTACAGATGTAAATGATCCTGAAATTGAAAACGGGCAAAAACCAAATCATCATTATGCTTCAAACTTTATCTTAAATTGGTGGAAAAAAATGGAAGATCCATTAATTGCTTACTCTTATGATACAGAAAACTCACAACTTAATTTTAATTTAGCTCTATGGTATGAAAAACAAGGACAGACAGCATCTGCAATTTCATTTTTTTTAAGGGCAGCAGATAGATCAGATAACCTAGAGCTTGCCTATGAATGTCTTTTACACATGGCAGATTGCTTCCATAAGCAAACCAATCGAACTTATACGGTTAGAGGATTATATCAACACGCATCCACAATTTTACCAAAAAGACCAGAGGCATATTATTTACTTGCCAAATATCAAGAATGGCAAACTCAATATGCAGAATGCTATACAACCTGCTGCACAGCGTTAAGTCTTTGTGATTTTAATTCTATTCCATTATCGACGGATGTAGGATATCCTGGAAAATTTGGGATTATTTTTCAAAAAGCAATTTCCGCATATTGGTGGGGTAAAGGCGATGAGTCAAGAAAGATACTCCAAGATCTGAAAAATAATTATGAACTTGATGATGTTCATTACAAATCTGTTGGTGATAATTTGATGCGTCTTGCATCTAATGTGCCAGAATATCAAATCAAATATGACAAATCGAGATATGAAAAAGTAAGATATAAATTTGATGGGTTAGAGACCATTGAACAAAACTATTCTCAAATTTTTCAAGATATGTTTATTCTTGCAGTTCTTAATGGCAAGAAAAATGGAACGTATTTGGAAATTGGAGCCCAACAACCATTCTATCAAAGTAACACTGCACTATTAGAGACTAAATTTGAATGGAAAGGAGTTTCAATTGAAATTAAAGAAGATTTGTGCAGAATGTTTTCTGAACAGAGAGGAAATGCAATTATTTGTCAAGATGCAACACAGATTGATTATAAAAAATTACTTCAAAAAAACTTTGATACGAAAGTGATTGATTATCTTCAAGTTGATATTGAACCCTCCAAAACAACTTTTGAGGCATTACTTTCCATTCCATTTGATGAATATAAGTTTGCGGTTGTAACTTACGAGCACGATCATTATGTCGATATGACCAATTCATATCGTTCCAAGTCTAGAAAGTATATGGAACTTATGGGGTATGAATTAGTTGTTGCAAATGTATCTGGAAACGACTTCTGTCCATTTGAAGATTGGTGGGTACATCCAGAATTGGTAGATAAAAAAATTATTGAAAAATTTAAATCAATTCAAGAAGTTACGGACGTAAGAAAATATTTCTATTCCTAAATATAAAAAAGTGCGCTTTATAATGCATAAGATCAAATCCCATAAAACAGTTGAACAGATTGCAAAGAAGCATCGTCTTGATGTTTCTTTCATTCAAAAGCAACTGGATATGGGAGAACCAATTGAGCATGAGCATACAAAAGATCATGAACTTGCAATGGATATTGCACTTCAACATTTAGATGAAATTCCAGATTATTATACTCGTCTCAAAAAGATGGAAGCATCTGCAAAGAAAGAACATAAAAAGTTCAAAGATATAAAAGAAAACGAGTATGATGTGAATAATATTGATGATACTGATACACCAATACATATGCATTATAAACACGGCATTCATATTGATTATGAAAAAAGATATTGCCCAAAATGTAAAAGGGTAGAAATGAGAAAGGAATGTAAATATGGTCCTAGATATTGGGACATATTTTCTATGCCCGAAAAATTGAAAGAAGGCAATTTACACCAGTGGTTTAAAGGTTCTAAATCAAAAGAAGGAAAACCTGGTTGGGTTAATGTTGTAACTGGTGGTACTTGTGCAAGTGATGAACCAGGAGAAGGAACTCCCAAATGTGTTTCTTCTGCGAAAAGAGCAAGTATGACAAAAGCAGAAAGATTATCTGCATCAAGAAGAAAAAAAGCAGCAGATCCAGGACAACAACAAAAAACTGGTGCTGCAAAACCAACTTATGTTTCAACCGATAGTCCAAGAAAGAAAATGAAAGAATCAAAAGACCATGAATATTCAATGGCACGTTCAGAACTCTCTACGATTATGAGTGCTGCCAAACGATTAAAAGCAAAGATGGGCAAGGGCGAAGGAGAAATTGAAGCATGGGTTCAATCCAAAATTACTAAAGCTGCAGACTATTTGGATACTGCTGCAGATTATGTTGATAGTGGCGAAATGAATGAAGAGGCCGATAAAAAAAGTAAAAGTAGTGGTAAAAAGGATGCTTGTTACAACAAAGTAAAATCACGTTACAGTGTTTGGCCAAGTGCTTATGCATCTGGAGCATTAGTTAAATGCCGTAAAGTTGGTGCTGCAAATTGGGGTAATAAGAGTGAAGGATTATCACCACTTGTACAAAAAATGATTGAAGAGTTTGATTTGGATGAAGCATGTTGGAGTGGATATAAACAAGTTGGAATGAAAAAGAAAGGTAAAAAAATTGTGCCAAATTGTGTTCCAACAAATGAAGAAACAAAATGCCCGAAGTGTTCTGGAAAAACTTGTAAATGTGAGACTCCAGAACCTGATGAATATAATCCAAGACAAATGAAAGAAGTTGGAGAATCTGTAAGACTTCCTGCAACAAATGGCAATATTATTTCTGTTATTATTTCTTGGCGTGGAAAGACATACATGAATAAGATGTTCTTCCCACAAATCAAAATGCCAAATAGAAGAGAAGTTACAGATCAAATTCAAAAGGTATATCCTGGAGCAACAGTTCTTTCATACAATGTTTCTGGACTTGAACCAGGACAACCAATGATTCAAGTTTATGATCCCCAAAAATCTAAGAACTATCTTCTCAATAATAAAACAATTGGTGAAGAGACAATAGAAGAAGTTGCTGCTTGGCAAAGAAAAGAAGGTAAAAATAAAGCAGGTGGATTGAATGAAAAAGGACGAAAATCTTACGAACGTGAGAATCCTGGTAGCGACCTTAAGGCACCTTCAAAAAAGGTTGGAAATCCCCGTAGAGCATCATTTTGTGCAAGAATGAAAGGAATGAAGAAAAAGTTAACCTCAGCAAAAACTGCAAACGATCCAGATTCAAGAATTAATAAATCTCTTAGAGCTTGGAACTGCTAATATAACAGATAATTTATTATGAGTGATGTATATCTTGGCAATCCACTATTAAAAAAAGCAAATACTCCCATTGAGTTTACTCAGGAACAAATTCTTGAGTTTGTGAAATGTAAGGACGATCCAGTATATTTTGCAAAAAATTATGTAAAGATTGTAACTCTTGATAAAGGATTGCAACCATTTGCAATGTATCCTTTTCAAGAGAAACTAGTTAATAATTTCCACAATCATCGATTTAATATTTGCAAAATGCCACGTCAGACTGGTAAGTCTACAACCGTGGTTTCATTTCTTTTACATTATGCAGTATTCAATGACAATGTAAACATAGGTATTCTCGCTAACAAAGCTGCGACTGCAAGAGAACTTTTGGACCGTTTGCAAACAGCATATGAGAATCTTCCAAAATGGATGCAACAAGGTATCATATCTTGGAACAAAGGTTCATTGGAACTGGAGAATGGAAGTAAGATCTTGGCTGCTTCTACTTCTGCTTCTGCGGTTCGTGGTATGTCTTTCAATATTCTCTTTTTGGACGAATTTGCGTTCGTTCCGAATCATATTGCAGACTCATTCTTTGCATCAGTTTATCCTACGATTACTTCAGGTAAATCAACGAAAGTAATCATCGTATCTACTCCACATGGTATGAATCACTTCTACCGTATGTGGCATGATGCTGAGCGTGGTAAGAATGAATATGTATTTACAGATGTTCATTGGTCAGAAGTCCCTGGTCGGGATTCTGAATGGAAAAAACAAACTATTGCAAACACATCAGAACAACAGTTCAAGGTTGAGTTTGAGTGCGAATTCTTAGGATCTGTTGATACTTTGATTGCTGCAAGTAAACTTAGAACCCTCGTCTACGACCATCCTAAGACCTGTAGCGCGGGTTTAGATGTTTATGTTGATCCAGTTGATGAACATGATTATCTTATCACTGTAGACGTAGCCAGGGGCGTAGGAAACGATTATTCTGCGTTCACTGTGGTCGATATAACTTCCTTCCCCCATACAGTAGTTGCCAAGTATCGAAACAATGAAATAAAACCGATGTTGTTTCCAAGCGTGATTGTTGATGTAGCTAAAAATTATAATGATGCATTTATTCTTTGCGAAGTTAATGATGTTGGAGATCAAGTAGCATCAATTATTCATTATGATCTTGAATACAATAATCTTTTAATGTGTTCTATGCGTGGTCGCGCAGGACAAATTGTTGGACAAGGATTTTCTGGGAAGAAAACCCAGTTGGGAGTCAAGATGTCCAAAGCAGTTAAAAAAGTTGGGTGTCTAAACCTCAAAACAATGATTGAAGAAAATAAATTAATCTTCAATGATTATGATATTATGAGTGAACTTACAACATTCATTCAAAAAAATAATTCATTTGAAGCGGAAGAAGGATGTAATGATGACTTAGCAATGTGTCTTGTAATTTATGCATGGTTAGTTGCACAAGATTATTTCAAAGAACTTACAGATCAAGACGTAAGGAAAAGATTATATGAAGAACAAAAGAATCAAATTGAACAAGACATGGCTCCATTTGGATTCATTGTGGATGGAACAGATGAAACAAGTTTTGTGGACAATGATGGTGATAGATGGTATGTAGATGAATATGGCGATCGTGCTTATATGTGGGAGTATTTGAGTTAATGGACTTAGATGGTCAATTAAAGTTAGGTCATTTATTACTTAAAGAACGTCAGTGTAGAACTTGTGGTCATCAGAAAAATTTAATAGAAGATTTCTATAAAATTAGAAAAGGATCTGGAGCATCCTCTTATTCTTATGAGTGCAAAGATTGCACTAAAAAAAGAATAGTTTTGAGCAGAATGACTTCTGCAATTTTTGATAAATGGGAATATCCTGACTGGTAATTTGTTCATGCATAGTTTCCCCACTCAAAAGTAACTTTTTAATAAATATTTTTTAGATAAACTGAGACTTCACGGAGAAAAACATGGCGACTCCTCAATTATCTCCAGGCGTACTCGTCAGGGAAGTTGATTTAACTGTAGGGAGATCTGATAATGTTGTAGACAACATTGGAGCGATTGCAGGACCTTTTGCAATTGGACCAGTAGATCAACCAATTGATATTGCCACAGAAAATCAATTAATCAATACATTTGGTAAACCAATTTCTAGCGATGGTCAATATGAGTATTGGATGACTGCATCATCCTTTTTAAGTTATGGTGGGGCAATGAAGGTTGTTAGAACTAATGGAACAACCTTAAATAACGCAAACGCAGCAGTGGGATATGCAAGCACCACTCTGAAAATTAAAAACTATGATGATTATAATCAAAACTATTCTGCAGATAGTGTAACATGGGCATATTCTTCCAAGAACCCAGGAACTTGGGCAAATAACCTTAAAGTTTGTGTGATTGACAGTAAAGCTGATCAGATTATCGGAATTACAACCACAAACCCAGGAAATGCTGGTGCTGTAGTTGGTTATGGCATTACTCTTGCTTTAAGTGCAGTAACAATTCCAGGAACTAATGGTACAACGAGTTCATTTACTGGATACTTAAAAGGTATTATCACAGGAGTTACGACTGACGCTACTAATAGCAACAGCACAATTGATGTAAAAATTGTTTCTAGAGTTGATACTGCAGGTGGTGAAACAAAGATTGATTATAAGCAAGGCACAACATACGCTGCCTTTAGCGCAAGTGATAGTATTAAATTCATGAATAATTCAAGCAACCTTGCAGGATCTGCAACGGTAGCTACTGCAATTGACTGGTATGATCAACAAACTCTTGGACTGGTAAACAGCACAGTTTATTGGAAGTCTCTTGCACCAAAACCAGTATCAACTGGTTGGGCAGTCAATAGAAATTCAAGAAACGATGAAGTTCACGTTGTAATTGTTGATGATCTTGGAACCGTTACAGGAATTCAAGGAAATCTGCTTGAAAAGCATGTTGGTCTTTCAAAAGCAACTGATGCAATTTCTGCAGTAAATTCTCCACAAAAGATTTTCTGGAAAGATTATCTAGCAACAAATTCTGCATACGTTTATGCAGGTGATAATCCATCAACTGGAAATGATACATATAACAATGTATACCCACAACCAACTGGATTCTCCACAAACTTTACCAAAATTACTGAAGCTTCTGGGGGATGGAACGTTGCTACTCAAGGTGTAACCTTTAGTGCTATCGGAAACGCAACCTACACATTAGCAGGTGGTGTTAATTATAGTGCCGGAAATGGATATACAGCAACTCTTAGCGATTTGGTCACTTCTTATGCACTGTTTAATAACAAAGAACAAGTAGCAGTAGATTATCTGCTCATGGGTCCTGGACTCTCCAGCAAATCAGAATCTCAAGCAAAAGCAAACTATCTAATCTCAATTGCAGAATCGAGAAAAGATTGTCTTGCATGTGTTTCACCTCACAAATCTGATGTTGTTAACGTAACAAATACAACGACTCAAACTGATAATATAATCTCATTCTTTAGTCCACTATCATCTTCATCTTATGCAGTATTTGATGCTGGATATAAGTATACCTATGATAGATTTAACAATCAGTTCAGATATATTCCATGTAATGGTGACGTTGCAGGATTAATGGTAAGAACAAATATTGTTTCTTATCCATGGTTCTCTCCAGCAGGACAGCAAAGAGGTGTCCTGAATAATGCAATTAAACTTGCATACAATCCAAGCAAAGACCAAAGAGATCAACTCTATCCTCTGAGAATTAATTCTATTGTCACTTTACCTGGAATTGGAATTCTTCTTTATGGTGATAAGACAGCACTTGCCTATGCATCTGCATTTGATCGTATTAATGTTCGCCGCTTGTTCCTTACAATTGAGCAAGCACTTCAAAGAACTGCAAATGCTCAACTGTTTGAACTGAATGATCAAATTACAAGATCAAACTTTGTTAATGTTGTTGAACCATATCTTCGTGATGTTCAAGCAAAGAGAGGAATCTACGATTTCTTAGTTGTTTGTGATGAAACAAACAATACTCCTGACGTAATTGATAATAATGAATTTAGAGCCGATATCTACATTAAACCAGCGAAATCAATTAACTATGTAACTCTTACCTTTGTTGCTACTCGAACTGGAGTTAGCTTCGAAGAAGTTGCTGGAACTGTTTGATCATATAATTAATTACTAAGGAGGACCCTAAAAATGGCACAAATTCCAACAAGAAACATTTCTCAGTTTAAATCAAAACTGATTGGAGGTGGCGCTCGTCCAAATCTGTTTGAGGTTAGCGTTACTTTTCCAACTGGCGTAAATCTTGGTATTCAAGGTGACGGCACTGGACAGTTTGATTCTGAGAACTTCAGATTCCTTTGCAAGGCTGCTGCACTTCCAGCATCAACTGTTGCGCCAATTGACGTTCCTTTCAGAGGAAGAACCTTAAAGGTTGCTGGTGACAGAACCTTTGATCCTTGGACTGTAACCATCATCAACGACGAAAACTTTTCACATAGAAGAGCTTTCGAAGCATGGATGCAAAACGTTGCTCAATATGGTGACAGTTCTGGTCTGACTAACCCATCTGATTATATGGGTCAAGCAACAGTCTATCAACTCGGAAGAACAGCAGGTTCAACTCAAGGTGAAGGAACAACTTCTGGTCCAGTAAATATCTTAGCGCAGTATAAGTTCCAAGATATTTTCCCAACTTCAGTATCTGATATTCCACTGTCATATGACACTGGGGATACAATTGAAGAATTTACTGTAGAGTTCCAAATTCAATACTTCTATCCAGAAGCTGCTGGATCTGGTGCTTGATAAATAGTACAAATAAGTCTACACTTTAATAATGGCAAAACTTTTTGGTTTCTCTATTGAAGATAAAGAACCATTATCCGCTGGTGTGGTTTCTCCCGTTCCTCCCAATAATGAGGACGGGGTTGACCATTATTTAACCAGTGGATTTTTTGGTTCTTATGTTGACCTTGAGGGAATTTATAGAACTGAATTTGATTTAATCAAAAGATATCGTGAAATGGCACTTCACCCAGAGTGTGATAGTGCGATTGAAGACATCGTAAATGAAGCCATCGTTTCAGATACAAATGACACTCCCGTAGAAATTGAGTTGTCAAATTTGAATGCAAGCGATGGTATTAAAAAAATAATCAGACAAGAATTCAAATATATTTTAGATCTTTTAGATTTTGATAAAAAGTGTCATGAAATTTATAGAAATTGGTATATTGATGGAAGACTTTATTATCATAAACTGATTGATCTTAAAAATCCACATGAAGGAATTAAAGAGTTGAGATATATTGACTCTATGAAAATTCGTTATGTAAGGCAGACCAAAAAGACTGAGAATGATAATCGTAGCATTCGATTATCTAATATGAATCAGGATAACCCAATGCAGTATGAGTTTCCTGAAATTGAAGAGTACTTCATTTATACCCCACAAGCAACTTATCCAACATCAAATCCATCATCTCTTGGAGATCAAAAGGGAATTAAAATTGCAAGAGATGCAATTACATATTGCACATCGGGTCTTGTAGATAGAAATAAAGGATCAACACTTTCATATCTTCACAAAGCAATTAAGGCTCTCAATCAACTTCGTATGATTGAAGACTCGCTGGTAATTTATCGTCTTTCGAGAGCACCTGAAAGAAGAATTTTTTACATTGATGTAGGCAATCTTCCAAAGGTAAAGGCAGAACAATATCTTCGTGATGTTATGATGCGTTATCGTAACAAACTCGTTTATGATGCCAACACTGGAGAAATCCGTGATGACAAAAAATACATGAGTATGCTTGAGGATTTCTGGCTTCCCCGACGCGAAGGTGGTAGAGGAACTGAAATCACTACACTTCCCGGTGGTCAAAATCTTGGAGAAATTACTGATATTAAATACTTCCAAGAAAAACTTTATCGTTCTCTGAATGTTCCAACATCAAGAATTGGTGGAGAAGGTGGATTCAATCTTGGACGTTCATCAGAAATCTTAAGAGATGAAGTAAAATTCAGCAAATTTGTGGGACGTTTGAGAAAGAGATTCTCAAATATGTTCAATGATATGTTGAAAACTCAACTCATTCTTAAAAATATTATTACTCCTGAAGATTGGGAGATTATGAGTGAGCATATTCAATATGATTTCCTGTATGACAATCACTTTGCAGAATTGAAGGAAACCGAACTTCTGACTGAAAGATTGAATATGGTTGCCCAAGCAGAACCTTACGTTGGGAAATACTTTTCACAAGATTATATTCGCAGAAAAATTCTTCGTCAAACTGATGAGGAAATTCTTGAGCAGGATGAAATTATTGAAAAAGAAATTAAAGATGGTGTAATTCCAGATCCTGCCGACATGATGATTGATCCCGCAACTGGACAACCAATTCCTGGAGCAATGACCGGAGATCTTGGTGCGCCAGTAATGGAACCAAACTTAGATTCTTATGCAGATTCGGCAGTCGAAGCAAGCGGAAAACAAATTGAAATGCCCAAGGGTGGCGAAATTTAATAAATAACAACGATTACCTATTTTACTATTATGGACGAATTAATGGATATGATTGTTACTGATGAAAGTCCTTCACAGATCAGTGACAAAATTAAAGATTTGCTTTTTTCAAAGGCTGGAGAGAGGGTTGATGCATTTAGACCTGTAGTTGCATCTTCCATATTTGATAATTCTGAGCAAGAATATGATGGAGATGAGTGATAAATGTCTGAAGATTTATCTTCGTTCTTTAGTTTAATTGCAGAAGAAAAGCGAAAAAAAGATGAAGAGTTCAAATCTGTCATTGGTGATCTAAATCTCGATGGCATATTTGAAGAAGTTTCTACGCTAAAAAAGAAGAACAAAGAAAATAAAAAAAAGATAGAAAAACAAATAAAAGTTTTTGAAAATTTCTTATATTCAGAAGCGACTGAAAATACATTAGATGATCAAAAAGTATCTGATAAGATAGATGAGATCATAGAAGATTTTGCAGAGGACTTGCAAAATCCAGATCCAATCGAGGAAGAAGTAGTAGTAGAAAAATCTTTAATTGAAAAATCATTAGGACTTCTTTCAGAGCCTTCAAATGTAAAAATGAAAAATGATCCATTAACACCTTTGGATCAAAACTTTGCAACTCTTGATGATCTTCAAAAACACTATAGATTATTTTTAGAAAGAATTCAACAACAATTATCCACATTGGGTGGAAGTGGTGAAGTTCGTTTAGAGTTTCTTGATGATGTTGCTAGGGACAGTGCGAAAAGAGATAATTATTTTCTTAAGTATGATGCAACAATAAACAAATGGGTTGGTGATGATGGTGGTGGAGTCGGTATTACCAGTATTGTATTCATAACTGGAGTTACGACTTATTATGCTGCAACAAGGGATGTTGATTATATTGGAGTCAGTGCTGATGTCCCAGTCACAATTGATTTGCCAAT